GTCTCGCATATAAGAAATTCCGTTTATTACAAATTAGGATGTGAAAATATGGCAGGAAGAAAAGGTCAACCAACAGAATTGCTGTTGTTGAAAGGCGCATCGCATTTAACCAAAGAAGAGATAGACCGGAGAAAAAAAGCGGAGAAATCGCTTAAATCGGGCATACCGAAATTTCACCCGATAGACCAGGTGTTACTTGACCCGATAGCCAAGGCAACTTTTATCAAGCTGCTGACGCTGTATCAGGATATAGATTACGTCGAAGGGCTTGATGAAGCGATAATAAATCGGTACTGTTTGATGACAGCGGAGGCAGACAGGGTACAAAAACTTTTGATCGACATGGACAACGCTGTTGATAAATGTGAAGAGCCGTCGCAAATGGTGGGTCTTTATAAGGCTATTACATCGGCTGAAATAACGGTTGGCCGTATACGCGACAGGCTTTTGCAGATGGAGGACAGGCTTTTTATGAACCCTACATCGAGGGTGCGGAACGTGCCGAAGAAAGACAAGGAAAAGCCAAAGACGGATTTTGATAAACAGTTTGGAGATGTTTAGGGATGAGATAAATGTCGCTACTTAACGAGCTTACGGATTATTCAAAAGCCTGTATCAATGATGAGATAGTCTCATGTAAAAAACTAAAATGGTCTTGCATGAGATTTCTACGGGATGTTGAGCGACAGGAAACAAAAGATTTTCCGTATGTGTTTGTGGAAGATAAGGCGCTCCGGTATTTTGACTGGATGCGTCTTTTTAAACACACAAAAGGTAGACTGTCCGGAACGTTTAAAGAGCCGCATATTTCAGAAATGTTCGAGTTTGGAAACATCTACGGATGGAATCGGCGCGACAATGATTTAAGGCGGTTCCGGTATGCTTATATACAGAAAGCCAGAAAGAACGCAAAATCGCAAGACCTTGCGATAACGGGACTTTATGAAGAAGCTGCCTTTGGCGAATCGTGCTCAGAGGTCTATGTAGCGGCATCAAAAAAAGATCAATGTCGATTTGTATTTGATGAAGCGGATTTGATATACAGGCGATGTGATTACTTAAAAGACAAATTTACAACACGGTACGGAGTGATCGAGCATCCGAAAAGCGGGTCAAGGTTTGCACGGCTCTCAAAAGACGATAGAAAAAGCGGCTCTGGTGGTAGTCCTCAGTGCGGGATATTGGACGAATACCATGAGCATGAAACCGCAGAACACTACGACTTGATGACATCTGGCATGAAAACGCGCGAACAGCCGATATTGATAATTATAACCACGGCTGGTGTTGATCCTCATAGCCCTTGCGCCGACGAATACGATTACTGCTCAAAGATACTTGATCCGAATAACCCGATAGAAAATGATCGGTATTTTGTCTGCATCTATGAACTGGACAAGGACGATGACGGTAATCTTATAGACAACATGTATGATCAATCGTGTTGGAGAAAAGCCAACCCGATTATATACAATGATCCGGTAGCGGTTGAAAACATACTTGCTGAATTAGAACTTGCTAAGTCGAAGCCAGACAAAAAGCGCGACGTTATCACAAAGACGTTTGATATCTGGATAAACGAACGCGATCACGGTTACATGCCTATGGACAAATGGGCGGCTTGTGCTGCCACGCCGGACAACCCTATGCCGGATGTAAAAGGGCTGGAAGTTGTGACGGGTATAGACTTGTCTTACAGAAGCGACTTATCCAGCGTGGCGCATGAAATACGTTTACCGGACGGGCGCATAGCAGTAATGCAAAAATCGTTTATGCCAGAAGAAACATACGAGGCGGTAAAAGACCAACCAAAGGCTCATTGGAGAGATAGAAAAGCGGACGATAGCCTTATTATAACACCGGGCGCAGTCGTTGATTATGATTACATCCTTGACTATATCGATGATGTCTACGATAAAAACGGATGGCACAAAGGCGAACTTGCTTTCGATAGAGCCTTGGCAACGTGGCTCATGCAGCAATCCGAAAAGCGCGGGTTTATTCCTGCCGAAATCATTCAAGGATGGTTGACGCTTGGAGCGCCGACGAAGGATTTCCGGGATAATGTGTATGACAAAAAAGTTATTCATGACGATCCGATGCTAACATGGGCGATGGGTAATGCGATATGCGACGAGGACAAAAACAAAAACGTCATGCTGAATAAGCAAAAGTCAAATGAAAAGATCGACCCTGCCGCAGCGCTCATGAATGCGCATGTGCGGTTTGTGGTGAAGCCAAAAGTAAATATTTATGAGGAACGCGGAATGACAAGTTTATTGTGAGGTGAATATGAAATTAAAGTTTAAAGACCGGTTAAAAATATTAGTTACTGGAAGCTTTGATGAATACACCAAAGCTTTTTTTAGTGGTGAGGACTTGCCGCCAGACGGACCGGTTGATGCGGAAATGGCATTAAAATATTCGGTGGTGTTTGCCTGTAACCGCGTATTGTCTGAGACATATGCGAGCGTGCCAAAGATACTTTATAAAAAGCAGGGCAAAGACAGGATACCGGTTACCGAACTTGGGACAAGCGAAACAACACCGCAAGTCATGATATTGTATGACATTATGCACACAACACCAAACGAGGAAATGTCTGCGTTTAATTTTAAAGAAGCTCAAATGTCGGCGTTGAATCTAGGCGGTAATTCGGTAAGTGAAAAGCTGGTAAACTCTCGCGGTGAGATCGTGGGGCTTTATCCGTATTCGTATGACCGCGTAAAAATTGAGCGCGACAGAGAAACGCAAAAGCTTAAATACATTATCGACGGCAACAAAAAAACACTCGACCGTAGTCAGGTTCTGCATATACCCGGCCCGTCGCTCGACGGCGTCATAGGTATGTCGCCTATATCTTATGCGGCATCGGCTATCCGGCTTGGACTGCAATATGAAAAATTCGGCGTTAAGTTTTACGAAAACGCAGCAAATCCGGGCGGCGCGATTGAATGTCCCGATCAGTTATCCCCGGATGCAGCAGAGCGGTTAAAGAAAGACCTAAGAGATAATCACCAGGGTTTGAAAAATACGGGTGTTCCGTTGCTTTTAGAGGGCGGCTTGAAATGGCAGCAGATCACAATAAACCCGGTTGATGCGCAGCTTATCGAAAGTAAGTATTTCCAAATAGAGGATATATGCCGGATATACCGTGTTCCCCAGCATCTTGTAAACAAACTTGATAGATCGACAAACAACAACATTGAGCATCAATCGTTGGAGTTTGTCATGTATACCATGCTCCCATGGTTTAAGCGCCATGAAGAATGCGACAACGCACAGCTTATACCGCGTGAATTACGGATACAGGGCTATTTCTTCGAAAGCAAGATGGACGGGCTTTTGAGAGGTGACAGCGCTGCACGTGCCGCTTTGTACGCGAATGGCAGACAATGGGGCTGGCTGTCCGCAAACGATATTCGGAAACTTGAGAATCTTCCATCGCTTGGGCCAGAAGGTGATATATTTCTCAGCCCTGCCAATATGATCGAGGCCGGGACGGATGCTCAAAACGCCGTTAACGCTAAAGTGTTGGATGAAATTTATGCTCTGATAGAAGAAAGGAGAACCGCATAATGTGGAAATTTATCAATAAAGCCGCGACAGAAACGGAACCGGAAAGCGTTGAATTGCGGATAGAAGGGGATATCGTTGACGATGATGACGCATGGCTTTATGAGTGGATGGGAATAAAAGCGACAACTCCAAACGAATTCAAGGCAGAACTAAAAAACTATGAAGGTATGCCAGTCACTGTTTGGATTGACAGTTACGGCGGTAGCGTATTTGCGGCGGCTGGAATCTATAATGCGCTGATGGAACACAAGGGCGCGGTGACGGTAAAGATTGACGGAAAGGCAATGTCAGCAGCGTCCATTATCGCAATGGCCGGAGGTAAAATTATGATGTCGCCTGCCGCAATTATCATGATTCACAATCCGCTGACAGAGGCCTACGGGTATGCTTCAGACCTGCGGAAAACAGCAGACGTATTGGACGAAGTAAAAGAAGCGATCATGAACGCCTATCAGGTGAAAACGGGTAGATCAAGAAACAAACTATCCCAGATGATGGATGATGAAAGCTGGATGTCGGCAAGGACGGCAATCAAAGAAGGATTTGCCGACGAAATGCTTTATACCGACAAACAGGCAGAGCCTATCGATATGGCATTTAACCGACATGCGATTATGAACAGCACAGAACAAGCGGTAAAGCGAATGGTGGCTTTGCAAAAACCGCCTGAAAGTCCACCGGAAGAACCACTTAAGAACGAAGAACAGCTAAAAGTTGTAAAAGCAAAATTAGCCTTAGCGCTTGCGCTATAAGGCTTTTTTAATTAAAAAAATGGAGGTATAAGATGAAATCCAAAGCAATGAACAAGCTGATTGCTGATCTCTCTGCAAAGAAGACAGAAGCGCAAGCGCTCATGAATAAAGCGGATGCGACCGAGGACGAGATCAACAGGGTAACTGCGGAAATCAAGGCACTGAACGCCAAGATCAAGACGCAGGAAGCACTAGACGATGGCAAAGAGTTTGATGACAAGGGCGAAGAAGTGATTGACCGTACGCCGGTTAACAAACCGCTTCCCGCTGAACCGGTGAACCACAAGAAAGGGCCGTTTAACTCGTTTGGCGAACAATTGCTTGCGATTGTAAAATCGTCTGCAAAAGGCGCGAGTATTGATGACCGGTTGCTGAAACTGCAAAATTCCAGCGGCGCAAATGAATCGGTACCATCCGAGGGCGGTTTTTTGGTGCAGGAAGATTTTTCGTCCGAGCTCATCAAAAACGTGTACACAACCGGCGTGTTGGCATCGAAGTGCCGGAGGGTGGGAATCAGTTCCGGGGCGAACGGCATCAAGATCAACGGCGTGGACGAAACCAGCAGGGCAACAGGCGCAAGGTGGGGCGGCGTACAAGGTCACTGGGTTGAAGAGGGTGGCACGGTAACGGCGAGTAAACCGAAGTTCCGTCAGATAAAACTTGAGCTTAAAAAGCTTATGGCGATTTACTATTCAACCGAGGAGCTTATAGGCGACGCATCCGCAATGGAAGGTATTTTGCGTCAGGCGTTCACGGAAGAACTGGCGTTCTTGTTGGATGATGCGATTTATCGCGGTGACGGTTCCGGGAAACCGCTTGGTGTGCTTAATTCGGGTTGTCTTGTAAGCCAGGCAGCGGAAAGCGGACAGACGGCAGATACGGTGATCTTCGAAAACATCCTGAATATGTGGAGCCGGTTACTGCCAAGGGCGAGGGCAAAAGCTGAATGGTATATTAACCAAGAGCTTGAGCCGCAACTTTATAGCATGTCTATGGCGGTTGGCACTGGCGGCGTACCGGTGTACATGCCTGCCGGTGGGATATCAGGACAGCAGTACGGATCGTTGTTTGGACGCCCGGTTGTGCCGATTGAACACGCTTCTAAAGCCGGGGACGTTGGCGATATACTTCTCGGTGACTTCGGGCAATATTTACTTGCTGACAAGGGCGGTATGCAGATGGCAAGTTCTATGCACATTCTGTTCTTGTATGACGAAATGGCGTTTAGGATTGTTTACCGCGTTGACGGTCAGACGGTTCGGAATTCTGCCGTTACGCCATACAAGGCAACGTCCGGGCGCACGCTTAGTGATTTTGTCGCGCTTGCGGCTCGATAAGAAAGGAGCTTGAAATGAGACTATCGGAAGAAAAAGGAATCGTGTATGTAGCGAAACCTGCCGATTACGGCAGCGCTGGAATTACCGGCGAATCGCTTAATACCAAGTATTTCGCGCATGTGGCTTACATTTTGCAGTTCGGTTCTGTGACGGGTGATTCTGTGTTGACTGTAAAATCCGGCGCAGCGGATGGGACAGAGACAACCGCAGAAACGTTCTATTACAGGCTTGCTGATGCCGATCAGGCGGCGACGGGCGCAGACAACTACGCATCCGAAACAGCGGCTACTACGCTGACGCTTACGGCGGCTACTTATGACAACAAAGTATTGATTGTCGAAGTACCTGTACCGGGGCTTACAGCAGACCAGCCTTTCTTGACGCTTGCGCTGGACGATACGGCAACTGTGCTAAATGCGTCTTGTGTGGCTATTTTGTCAAATATGCGGTATGTGGCAAACGACGTACCGTCTGTGATTGCTTAGGGGCGGGAAACCGCTCCTTAATGCCTAACCAAGGCGAAACGCTATAAGCGTATGGAAGGAGTAAATTATGCCTGCAACTAATGTGAAATCAAAATGGGAAAACGGATATCTTATATTTTATACATCCACGGCCGGAGGTGATTCCCCCAGAGCGATAATGATCGATGTTGACGTGCTGGCCGGTGCTGGGTATCGTCAAGGCGGTTTGCAGATTCAAATCGACCGCGCTTCTGGTGAAGATGTGACGTGGGACGGAAATCCGGATTGCGGATTAAAAATCTTGGCTAACAACAGAGCGGCAAACGCGGCGAACGAAGGAGCTGTGCGCGGTGTTGATATTGCGGCGCGGAATCGTGGAACGAATTGCGGCTGGTGCAATGCCATAAGCGCAGGCGTTCGCAATGACAGCGAGAAAACGGCGTATCAGCTCATAGGGATACAGACGCGCCTTGAAAACTATGGAACATTGGAAACCGAAGCGGTCGGAATCGACGTAAATCTGTCCATCGAAAACGATACGGGCTCACCGACAAAAACCGGGATTCAGGTGCGCAATACTGATGCAAGCGGCATGGGCGCAGTGGATGAAGTAATTAAAGTAAGCCATACGTCAACAAATGGATTTACAAATTTGGTTAACTTCGCAGGTGCAACCGGCGATGTTATAGCGACGGGAAGCCTTAAAGATTCCGACGACGCTGACATTAAATGCGACGCAAAAATTCCGGTTGTTTGGAATGGCACAACCTATTATATCGCGGCTTATGATACGGCGGTATAAACATGATTACGCGCAAAGCGTTAATTGAACGCAAATCATTGCTTATTGCCGAAAAAAATAATCTTCAATCGCAAATTTATGGTTATGATGGTGCGATACAGGACTGTAATTATTGGCTTAAGCAAATAGAAGTAAAGAAACAGCAAGACGAGGGGGAGGTGGAATAAATGGCAGCATCTGTAACCCTTACGGAAGAAACAATTGGCGTAATCAAAAAGATTAAATGGGCGTGGACGGCACACACTGACGGCAAGGTCGCTACGTCCACCACGAACGCAGTAACGACCAAAACATACAACGGTGAGATTGTGCGGCTTGTGACCGTACCGGATGGTGTTTCTGCCCCATCTGACAACTATACAGTCCAGATTTATGACGGTGATAGTGTGGATGTCCTTGTGGCGGCGGCTACGGCAAACCGCGATACGGCCAATACCGAGCAGGTGCTTGCGTCAAGTCTTGGCGTTGTAGCAAACGACACATTGACGTTGTATGTGGAGGGCGCAGGAAGCGGTGGGAAGGGTACAGTTTATCTGTATGTCAGGTGACAAGATGAAAGTTAAAATACTTGGAAGCTTTCGATCAACTGACGGAAACTTCGAAAAAGGCGACGAGCCAAACCTATGCGAACGCGCCGCAAAAAATCTAATTGCCGCTGGGCTTGCTGAAAAAACAGAACAGCCAAAACCGCAGAAAAAGCGAGGCAGCAAATATGGATAGAAAAGTCATAACAGCCATAACGACTGAACCGGTAACATTGGCAGAGGCTAAGACACATATCCGGCTGACGTCAGGAACGTTTGTCGGTGATACAAACACACAACAGAGCATTGTACCGGGAAGCCACGAGATAGCGGCTTCTTTTTCTTTAGTCGGGACGGCGATTGATGTATTGGGCTATAAGACGCTGGTCAACCTGAACGCCGGAACGTGCGCAGGAACCGTCACGGCAAAGATACAGGAAAGCGACGATAATGTATCATGGCCGGATTTTTCAACGTTCACGGTCGTTACGGCGGCGAATGACAATGCGGTACAAGAGATCGAGTACACGGGCGGAAAACAATATGTTAAAGCTGTAGCGACGGTTGCAACGGCCTCCTGCGCGTTCTCCGTTGATGTGATTACCAAGACGGGTGATACAACGGAAGATGATTTGATTTCAGCCCTGATAACGGCGGCGCGGGAGTATTGCGAAGGATACACGGGTCGAGCGCTGGCAACGCAGACGCTTGAAGCCTACCCGCCGCGTTTTCCGTGTAGAAATGAAATCGAACTACCGTACCCGCCACTGCAAAGCGTGACATCAGTCAAGTACACGGACAGCGCCGGAACCGAAACAACGATGACAGAGGATACGGACTATATTGTCGATGCCGATAGCAACGTCGGCAGAATCGTTTTACCGTATGCAAAGATATGGCCTACCGCGACACTGTACACGGTGAACCCGATCAAGATACGGTATGTAGCCGGGTACTACGCATCGAATCCGATACCAAGGATGATAAAACAGGCAATGCTTTTGTTGATCGGTCATTGGTACGAAAGTCGCGAAGCTGTGTTGATTGGTCAAGGTACGATGTCAAAGAAAATTGAGTTTGCCGTTGATGCGTTGCTGTCCATGTATAAAGTGCGCTGGTTCTAGGAGGATGAAATGAGGGCAGGAGATTTAGACCAGCGCGTTACTTTTCAGCGCAGCACAATAACCTACAACACATACAACGAGCCGATTGAGACATGGGCAGACGCTTTTACCGTGCCAGCATCAATCAAGACAACGGGCGGTGGCGAGTTTTACGCAGCGCAAAAGAAAAACGCAGCAACGGAGGCGCTTATCGAAATCCGATACACCGAAAAACTAAACACGCGGATGCGGATGGTGTGGTGCGGAAGAACGTTTGAAATCCTACCGCCGATTGACGATGTGAACGCAAAACACATCAGGCTTTTAATAAGCGTAAAGGAAGTGGTTTGATGGAAATAGAAGAAGCATTGACCACTTATCTTTTATCACAATCAGGACTAACCGCCTTAATCGACAGGCGGTTTTTTTATGACGAAAGGCCGGAAAATTCAACCCTCCCGGCACTTCTTTGTATAAACATCAGCGACGTAAAAGATCACACGCTGACAGCGCAGCAGAAACTTGAAAGCCCGATGCTACAATTTACATCATATGGTGCGACACGGGCAAGCGCCCGAGCGGTAGCCAATCAAGTCAAAACTGCGTTAGCTGATTACGTCGGCACAATGAGCGGCATCGAAGTGCAGTATATCAAATTGGTGAACGAATTGCCGTCAACGGAACAGAATGAGGACGGCACAATCAAAGTAAGAACAGTAGACCAAGAATATGAAATTAATTTTGTAAAGGAGTAAAAAATATGAGCACAGCAGCAGTACATTCTCATGGAACAGTGTTTAATTGGGACGGCGCTGACATCGCAGAACTGGACACGATCAATGGCATAGAAATAACTATGTCATCGGTCGATGTGACAAGCCATGATTCGGCAGATCATTTCACCGAATCAATACCCGGCATGTTGACAGCCGGTGATGTCACTTTGACAGGTAACTATATTGCGTCTGATACGACAGGCCAACAGGCCATGTTAACCGATATGCTGGCGAGATCGGTAAAAACGGGTATTATTACCTTCCCGTCAGCTACAGGAACGACATGGACCTTATCGGGCTATCCGACAGCCATTAAAATCGGTGATGCGGCTATTGACGGTAAAATACCGTTTACAGCCACTATTCATCCGACAGGCAAGCCGACGCTTGCAACCGCGACAGTGACGGGCATGAGCGCTATTGGATTCTCTAACAATGTTTTGATTATGCCCACGTTCGCAATCGGCACTTACGGCCCCGATCATCCGTATGTTGTGACAATCACGGCGCTTGAAACATCAACGGTTGTAACGCCAGTAGACGCGACGGGCGGCGAGGTCATCACGATCACCACGGACGGCGGTTCATCTCAGGTTGTAGCAACTGGTGAAGCATCTTCCGCATGCACTCTGGATGTGGACGATGTTACGCAGATTGTTGTAACAATCACAAAGACAGGGTATGCACCTAAAGCATACTACTTCAATTGCGTCGTATTAGCGGCTTAACAGATGGGGACGGTGTAAAAGCCGTCCCAATTTAATTTTACGGGAGGAAATTATGCCGATACCTTTTAAAATGATTGAACTTGATAAGCCACGAAAGTTGCGTTTTACAACAGGCGCTATGATTGAGTTTGAAGATTTAACAAAAATAAAACTAACTGAGCTTGATACAAATATAAGTATTACAACGCTTATAAAATTGTTATGGGTAATGCTAAAACAAGAGGAACCAAATTTAACCAAAAAACAGGTGCAAAATCTTGTTGATGAATATACAGACGATGTTAAGCCGGTAATGGAATCAGCGATTGAAGCTGTTCAAATGTCGTTTGGTGTAAGAAAAAACCCCAAGAAGCCGACAGTAGTGAAACAAAGTTAACGCTTAAAGAACTATTTGATAAAGCGTTTGATATTGCTGTCGGTGAATTGAGACTTAAGCCAGATGAATTTTGGAAACTAACATACGCCGAATTTATTGCAATGTCCGAAGCCTATAAGCGGCGCGAAAGACACAGAATTAACGAGCTGCTATATATGGCGTGGCATACAGCCTTGTTTGAGCGTCAGAAAAAACTACCGGCACTTAATACCGTGCTTCTTGATGAACAACAAAAAGAACACCGCAAACAAACGGTTGATGAAATGATAGCCGTTGTTAAATTGCTCAATGCCGCTTATGGCGGGATCGAGGTGGAAGTGTAATGGCTATTGGCGAGGTTGTTATAACGGGGCTTGATGAAATCTTACGCGATCTTGATACTTTTTGCGATAAGTCAATGCCAATGATTGATGTGGTTGTCGCGGACGGTGGAAATGTATTACTAGAAGCGACAAAGGGGAAAGTTCGTGTTGGAAAATACCCTGGCGGTGGCGCATTAAAAAAAAGCTTAAAAGTAAAAAAGCAACGGACAAAACAAAAAAAAATTATATACAACATTACTTGGGGTGACGATGTAAAATCATACGCTGCGCCGCTAGAGCTGGGCCACGGCCTTGTGTTTATGGGTCATCCGACAAATAAGAGAGTGCTAGCTTATCCGTTTTTGCGCCCTGCCGCCGACGAAAACAAGGAAAAAATCTACAAAATGCTTTTTGCAGGGTTGAATAAAGCGCTTGAAACATTGAGGAAATAAAATGAGCAACATTATCAGGAGCTTTATCGTCAGAACCGGCGTTGACATGTCTGGTATGACGGTAGGGCTTAGCAGGCTATCGTCAGATTTAAAAAGAGCCGGGAAACAGATCACAGCAACGGGGCAATCGCTGACAAGGAATCTAACTGTACCTTTATTGGCTATTGGTGGTTTAGCCATTAAGAGCGCGATTGATTTTGAAAGCGCGTTTGCAGGCGTTAAAAAAACAGTCGAGGGAACGGAAGAACAGCTTGAAGGTATAAAGCAAGGCATTATTGACATGTCTGAAAAACTGCCTGCGTCAACGGAAGAAATATCAAAAGTTGCGGAGGCTGCCGGACAATTAGGAATAAAAACAGAAGATATATTAGACTTTACCCGCGTTATGGTGGATTTGGGAAATACCACTAATTTAAGCGCAGATGTGGCGGCAACACAATTAGCGCGGCTTGCAAACATAACGGGAATGGCTTCCGAAGATTATAGTCGACTTGGTTCTACAATTGTCGCGCTTGGTAATAATATGGCAACTACCGAAGCAGAAATATCGGAGATGGCATTAAGACTTGCAGGCGCAGGTAAGCAAGTAGGCATGACTGAACCGCAAATATTAGGTTTGGCAGCGGCTTTATCGTCAGTAGGTATTGAAGCGCAAGCAGGCGGCTCTGCTATGTCAAAGGTAATGGTGGAAATTCAACTTGCAGTTGCTAAAGGCGGGGAATCATTAGAACAGTTCGCTGATGTTGCCGGAATGTCCGCAGATGATTTTAAAGAGTCATTTAAAAAAGACGCGGCAGGGGCAATTGTTTCGTTTATAAATGGACTTGGCAATATGAGCAAAGAAGGAAAAGACGCAATAGTTGTTCTTGATGATATGGGAATAACCGAAGTACGTATGCGTGATGCCTTGTTGAGGGCAGCAAACGCCGGGACGCTATTTAACGATGCTATAGAAATCGGTACTGAGGCGTGGGACGAAAACACAGCTATGACCGACGAGGCAAATAAGCGATATGAAACAATGGAAAGCCAGCTTAAAATTGCTTTAAACTCTTTAAAAAATGTAGGTATCGAGCTTGGGCAAAAACTAATGCCGATAGTCAAGGACGGCATAATCCCGGCGATCAAAGGTTTTGCTGAATGGATAGGCAAACTTATCGATAGGTTTAATAGCCTATCTCCATTTATGCGAGACATGGTTACGCTTGCGCTGGGTATAGCAGTAGCCATAGGCCCACTTACAACCATTGTCGGAAAACTAATAATAACGATGGGTAGCCTTGTGAAAAGCTTTCAGCTTGCGCAAATGGCATTGGCAGGCGGCAGCGGTTTTATGGGCGCGATAACGACATTTTTAGGGCCTGCCGGTACGGTTGTTATAGCAATAGCGGCGATAGCGGCAATAGTCGGTACTTTAGTTATCGCCTTTAATAATGCAAACGCAGAAACGAAAGCGCTGAAAAAAGAAATACAAGATTTTAATGACGAGGTCAATCAATCTAAAGAAACGTTCGATGGTCTTATCGAGAAAAATCAGGTGAGCGCTGGGGCCGCTAAAGCGCTTGCGGATGAACTGTACAATCTGGCTGACCAAGAAAACAAATCGACCGTTGAAAAAATGCGCATGAAAGATATCGTGGATCAGCTCAATACGATGTACGAGGGGCTTAATCTTACGATTGATGAAATTACTGGCACGCTTAGCCTTGAAAAAGAAGCCATCGAAGATGTTATTGATGCTAATTTGAAACAGCTTCAATTAAGCGCATATTCAAATCGGCTGACGGAATTATATGAGGAACAATATGAAGCCGCAAGAAAATTAAGCGATATAACAAATACGATGACGGATGGTTTAATATCTGCCGCAGAGAGCGTAAAAACCGGCGCATTTTATCAAAAACTTTATAATGAGGCAATGGAAGATGGTGTTATAACAACCGACGAATACAATTCTATGAACAGAAAGCTTACATCCAATGTGGGGGATACGGTCGCGGCATATCTTATGGCATCAATGGTACAAGATCAAAACACGGAAGCTATTAATGGTGCTACGGAAGCATATGGTGTTTTGTCAAAAGAGATATCTGATTCGTCCTCTACAATCCAGGATGCAACCGAGAAAACCGGGATAGCCTGGGAAGATTTATCGGATACGCAAAAGGCCGCTCTGGAATCAATGGGAACGGCGCAACAAGATTATACTGAAATGTCCGAAGAAGATTTGCAAGCCTATATGGATGAAATGCAAGCGCAGCAAGAGGAATACGAAAAATTATTAGATGAACGTATGGCCGTAACTCAAAACGCTTTTGAGAAAATAGAATCGACCATTGATTTATCGTTGAACGAGATGATAGATAACCTCGAAAGCAATCAAGAACTGGTAGACAAATGGACTGACGATTTGGCTATATTGACCGAAAAAGGACTCAACGAAGGGTTCATACAGGTTTTAGAGGATACGGGCGTTGATGCCGCCGCTACAGTAGCTAACCTTGTCGATGCAAGCGACGAAGAAATCCAGCGGTTGAATGACGTTTTTATGAACGGCTCAACTGTGGCTATAGAATCAATGCAAAAAGAGCTTGGATTAAGCACTACCGTTAACGCCGGGTCTGACGCAATATCAGACATAGCCGACGGAGTAGAAAATAATAAAGAGCTTACGGATGCGGTAACACAGCAGGCCAAGGACGCTAAAGCGGCCATGATAACGCAAGTCGCAAAATCTAATTTTTCAACCGTCGGATCATCGATGATACAAGGCACGATCAATGGAATGAATGGCCTTAAGGGCAACCTGGATTCTACGGCTCGTTCGCTTGCCAGAAGTGCATATGATTCCATGCGGCGTGAGCTCAATATGCACTCACCGTCGAAAAAAACTGCGGAAATAGGCAGATTTTTTGTAAGCGGGTTGATAAATGGTATAGGAGAATTATCGCACAATGCCGTTAACAAAGCAAAAGAGCTTTCTTCAAATATTGTTAATGCATTGAGTTTTGACGCAATACAGTTTCCGTCTATGCCGGACTTTGACGCGCTGCATTCCTCCGCCATGCAAACCTCCGGGCTATCTTCGGCAATACAAAATACAACAAATACCTCAAGCAGAGAAACCAATGTAAAAGTAGAATTTACTGGCCCGATAATGCTTGGCAATGAAATGGATATAGAAAAAGTTGCTACGATGCTTGGATATTATACGCAGGAAAAATTAGCTGCGCAGGGGGCATGATATGTGGTTTGAATTTAACGGAATACGAAGCAGTGATTATGACATTGAAACGGAACTTTTTCCGCTCATGCTTGTGCCCGTCCGCAACGTAACATCAATCGTGATACCCGGCATGGACGGGAGTTTAACACAATCTGATGATACATATGCGGATATGAATTACCCGATCCAGGTTAGGGCCACGGATGATTGCCCGTTTGAGCTTATTCATTCGTGGCTTAATGGAAGCGGCGATCTTATCACATCAGATGATCCAAGCAAAAAATACAAAGCCCGGTTTGATTCGCGCTCACTGAACGAAGATTTTTTCTCATGCTTTCGGGTGATGCTGAATTTTATCGTAAAACCATTCAAATATGAAGCGGAACCGGAAACGATTGAACTGACATCATCTGGCACGATATACAATCCCGGTACGCGCAAATCATATCCGATCATTACGGTGTACGGTGCAGGGGAGCTGACGATAGGTGATTATGAGCTGACCATCGTGGCAACGGGCGGCGAATCCTATGTGATCATCAATAGCGATATCCAAGAATGCTATTATGATACATCGACAAGCCGCAACAACAAAGTAACGGGCGACTTCCCGGAGATCGACCCCGGTGAATGCGCTATCACGATAGGAGCAGGAATAACCCAGGTAGACATACAAGGAAATTGGAGGTGGTTCTAATGTACATATACGAATCAACAGAAACGACATTTACACATATGGGGCTGGGGGCGTTATCTCCCAGCTCTTGTATTGTAACCGAAGAAATAAACGGTGAGTTTAGCCTAAAAATGACCCATCCGATTGACCAGGACGGAAAATGGGAACGGCTGGAACGGCAAAGAATCATAAAGGCACCTACTCACCGGGGGGATCAGCTTTTTAGAATATACAATGTTTTCAAAGACCCGATCATGCAGAAAAACTTAATTGTGTTGGCGCGGCATATTTTCTATGATCTTCGGGACAACTTTCTTGAATCTGTAACCCCAACCGCATTAGACGGACAGGATGCCGGGGATGCGATACTCGCAGGATGCCAGACATCGACATCATTTACGTTTTCCTCTGATATATCAGCAGTATCTACAGCATGGTATGTCCGTCAAAACCCTGTCAAGGCGTTTATCGGCACGGATAGCAATTCGTTCATAAATACCTGGGGCGGCGAGATCGACAGGGACAATTACGATATTGCTATTAACTCTCGTATTGGTGCAGACAACGGCGTTAAAATCGCATATCGCAAGAATCTGACCGGACTCGAAATCACGGTCGATGATTCGGCTGTGGTTACAAGGGTGATGCCCACGGCACTTGATGAAAACGGCGAGTTATTTGCTACGTCAACAAAATACTACGATAGTGATTATATCAGCAATTACCCCCATCCCAGATATGGTGTACTGGATACGGGTATAAGGGTGGGCGCAGAGATAAACGGAAGTATACCTTATCCAGACGATACCACGGCATTAGCGGCAATGGCAGCCATGGCTGAAGCCTATTTTACCGCAGGGGCAGACCAACCGCAAACTACACTTAACGTCAATTATATTGCGCTTGGAAAAACAGAGGAATACTCTCAATATGCCGATTTGTTTTCCGTAAATATTGGTGATGATGTAACAGTTTATTACCCACCTATAGACATTAATCTAAAATTGCGCGTTGTCATCATGAAATGGGACGCGGTTTTAGATCAACCTCATAGCGCAACGATAGGCGATCTTGAACCCAATATTGCTGATACAGTTGTTGATAATGACATTGACATTTCGGCCATAAAAACAAACATTGAAAAAGCATTATTGGAGGGAGAGACATATTACGGTGTATATGTAAATCATGAAGATGGTTTTGTTTCACAGGCCACGATTGACGGAGAGGAAGTGACGGCAAAGTTTAATGCCAGTGAATTGGGGTTCTATGATTCGAGCAATAATTTGATCGGCGGTATGTCGGTGATTAATAGTGTACTGGCGATGATCGCGGGGGTGCTGACGAACGAGGCAGACGGGAATTGCTACGCGACAATAGGGAATGTGACGATAGATGGTAATATAAATCAAGGGATATTCCTGTATAGAAAAGATTATTCTACAAGCAATCCAGTTTTTAAAATAGCAACATATTCAAATGGGCTTATATATCTTGTAACAGGCTCTGGCGCAATTTTAAGAATATTGGCAGATGGAGAATTAGGTTATTTTGATGCAAATGGCATAGAACGTATTTATATAAGCCCATCACAGACTGGTATTAGAAATCCTGGTGTTTCTACTGATGATTATTATGCGGTTGTTATAGATGATGGAAATGTATATTTGCGGTATATCAGCTCTGGCGGTGTAACGCATGGATTAGGTATAGATTCTACCGGCCCATATTACATAAAATCTAACGTAAAAACTTACTTTTAAGGAGTAATTTATGATAACTAAATCGGCACAAATAGATTTATGGAAATCATACAAAGCACCCATTGAGATTGTGCAATATGAGGGTGACGGGCGTGTACTAAATTTTATATTAACGTCCGGTGGTTCAGCTATTGATCTAACAGCTTCTATGGTTGTTTTTTATGCCAAAAAACCAAGTGGGGCTATTATATACAATAGTTGCTCAATAACGGATGCAGAGGCCGGAAAGGTATCGTATACTATCACGACCCAAACATGCATAGAGGCCGGTACGCTTAATTGCTTTATTGAGATCACTACAGCCACGCCAACCGTACTTCGTCTGCAAAACTTTGAAATTACAGTCAAAGAAAGTGAAGATGTTTCCGAGGCCGCTGAAAGTACATCGGAATTTACAGCATTAACAGAGGCCATAGCGCTCACAACCGGATTTGATGCGAGAATCACGCAAAACGAATCTGATATATCAGACAATGCGGATGCTATAGACACAAAGGTCGATGGTGCCGGAGCGGTCACGGCAGATAATTTAGTACAATTTAGCGGTACGGGTGGGAAAACAATCAAGGGCGGATTGGCGGTAACAACTACAGTCGCCAACCCTGGGGCGGATACCAATATTCCAACCGAGCAAGCCGTCAGAGAGGCTATAACCGCATCCTGTGCCGGTGATGTGACCGGCCCCGAATCGTCAATTACTGGTACGGTCGCTGTGTTTGGCGGGGAAACAGGCAAGGAAATAGTTGAAGCCACAGATGCAACAGGTCTACCTGTAGGTGATGCTGGTGGATATTTTCCAACAAAAAACGCCGAAGCAGCGTTACAAATAATCGGTGCTTTGATTGCAAAATTATCTTATAGAAGCATAGGAGGTGCCTTATAATGGCGGCCAACACGCAACCAATATTTCCACTCACACCAAACGT